GTTTGTTCTGGTTCTCCACCTACATCAGAATATCTCATCTTATCCCAATCGATATTGACAAGCTCTGGTTTTGCATGAGATTTATTGCCCCAACGAGTTTTAAGAAGATGAACACACTGTTGCCCATTATCTTTCAACACTTCATCTTGTGTTACAGCAATAAACCAATCTAGTGTCGCAGGTAATCCGAAACTGTTTTTTGTTAAGATGTCATTAGCATAAAACAAATTATCACCAGACACAGAGATGTCTATAAGCTCTCTTTCATCTAATTCTTCAATTTCAATTATTTCATCATTAAAATTAATTAGCTTTTGATCAGTATATTCTTCGCGCTCCTTTTTATTAATTTCTTCTTTGTAAATATAATCGGCTATCTGAAAAATATCTAACTCAATACTGCTGTCAAATTTCATCAATTTATCTGCTTGTACTAAACATTTCTCATAAATATTATTGTTCATTAATACTTTCCTCTATAAACTTAAGTACTTTATATTCTTTGTTTGTTTCAATTGACCAGACAGAGAATATCTTAAATCCATTGTCTCTAGCAACTTCTTCTTTATACTTATCTTTTAGATAGGCATCTTCTCTATTTTTGCCAAAAAATTCCCCAATATATCTAAAGACACCATCATCTTCGATACTTATAGGGTGCCATGCTATTCCATGATATTCTATTATACCGGAAAGCATTTAAACTCAATAAGAACTAATTTTACTACTTATTTTTAATCCATCGTTTATTGACATACGGCCATCTTTTGTTGGAAAAACATGATCAGCACTGCATATAATTTCTTTTCCTGATTTCATTTTAATTCTATATGACTTTTTAATTTTTGGACAGTGTTTCATTCTTACAACTTTATATCCGTCATGTGACAATATTTCATCTCCAACTGAAACATCCTTTAGTAGTATATCACCCTTAGTTTTTTCAGTTATGACACTATATGGATCAAGACATTCACTGGTAGAAGTCATATCTGGTGATTTATCATTGAAGCCATCACGATTGATTTGAGTCGCAGTCATAATAGGAATTTCAAATTCCACAGCGAGACCACGAAGCTCTTCGGCGATTGCTTTAATGTACGTATACGAATTCACTCCTGCCATTGATTTATATCTGGAAGATGCACAGATATTGATATAGTCGATGAAGACGAAGTCAGGATTAAATTTTTTCTTCTGTTTGAGTTCTTTAAGCAAATGTCTGAAGTGGCCAGAGTGAGCTGCGCTAGTTGGGTATTCTTTCGCAAAGAATCGACCATGAGTCTTTGACTTAACTTTATCAACCTTTTTAAGATACTGTTCTTTAGAAAGTTTCTCAAGATCATCTGTCGATATATCGAGAAGGTTAGCCTCAACACGTTGCATCACCAATTCTTCTGCCATCTCCATTGTGATATACAGAACATCTTTACCTTGCTTGAGTAATTCACCCGCAAGATAACACATCATAGCAGACTTGCCCACATTCGTGCCCGCTAGGATACAGCTTAATGCTTTTCGTTTATGCCCACCATTTGACAATCGGTTTAGAGCAGACAGAGAAAATGGAACTCTAGCATCTTCGTCTGTATACATGTCATGACGACGGTCAGCATCATCAAAGAACTCCATACCAATCGTAGTGTCAAACGATACAGACAAAGCATCATCCAACATGTCAGGAATAGCATGAGCATCTAACTCTTTATCATTTCCATCAAGAATGTTAATTGATCGGTAGATCGCAGAATAAAGTTTCTTATTCTTACAGTAATCTTCTGTCTCGTCTACAAGCCAGTCAATGTTAGGAAGATCATCTTTATCATTATAGCATTCATCAATCAGTTCGACAATCTCAGAGAATTCACCTTCTGAAATAGATCTCTTCTGTAGGGAGATTGCTAAAGCATCAAGATTAGGAACGGTATTGTATTTGTCGAATAGTTCTTTATACGTTTCAAATAGTGTCTTTTGATATCCATCAAAATATTCACTCTCAAGATAAGGTAAAACTTTTCGAACAAACTCATCAGAATATAGTAATGCTTTAAAGATGGATTGTTCTATTGATACCATGAGAATCCCTATAGAAAAAGAAGGTCCGTTTAAGAACCCTCTATTATATCATTGTTTATTGGATTATTCTTCAGAATTAAGAATCTCTCCAGTGTCTTCATCAAGTTCTTCGCCGTCGTTGAGCATATCATCGATCTTGCTCTGAAGCAAAGGATCACCACCACCGAAGCAATACATACTCTTAACAGCTTCATTGAATGTTGTATCTTTCAGTATAGGGTCCCAGAATTTTGTAGTTGATGTTTCTTTACGACGCCAGTTTTTATCGTCTTCAACATTTGCTCTTGCATACCAACCCATCTTAGGTTTAACAACATGCCCTGTAGCAATCGCAATATCAAGTAGACCAGAATAAGTATCTAAGCCACTGCCATAAAGAACTTCAAATGGAATCGCCGACTTCTCTCGAATAGTACGAGACTTTTCAACGTTAAGAATGAACTGCCAACCGATAACATCTTTACCTTCTTTGATCTGCCGTTTACCGACAATGAATACGTTGTTAGCAGAATACATTGGTCCAGTGTTATGAGTGATAACACCATTTTCTAGTACATAGTTTTCTTCATCTCTAACAGAGATATCATATACATTATGCTTACCGATTCGTTCAACACTTTTTACTTTCATTTAGCACCCTTCTTAGCTTTAATTTGAGCATCATCTCCGGGTTTAAGGTCTTTTGCTTCTACCCACTGATCATTTACAAGGAACTTGTGATTTTCACTACATTCCACAATAAATCCATCTTCAAACTCTACAGAGATACATTGTGGATTTCCATTTTCTAAAGTTTTTGGATTCCAAGTCTGGTGTACTTCTTTCATACCATTCTTAGTAGCAACAAACTCACCTACTTCAATATCTTCAATATTCTTATATGATCCTTGTGCTGTAAGAATACGAGTACCAGGAAGTAAGCAACCACCTGACATAATCTGTTTCGGTGCACCCATTGATCCCATATCATCATAAGTATGCATAGTGCCAATCATTGACATTTCACATCGATCAAAGTAAGGAGTTGCGATACGAAAGAATGCTTTCAGAGCCTTAGCACGTGTACCCATATCAGCAGCAGGATTGTCAGACATTGCATCTCGTACTTCTTTGATAGACGCAAGGTTACCAATTGAATCCACAAAGACAACAAACCTTGGTTTATCTTCTTCTTTTTTAGCGGATTCATATTCTGCACGAATGTCTTCAAGCTTAGTGACCAAGTCAAACTTTAACTCTTCAACGTTCATCACTGGAACATAGATAACACGCTCAACATCAATGCCTACTGATTCAAAGTACTCTTGTGAAGCACCACCTTCAGAATCATAGAAGATCATGTGAGCATCAGGATAAGCATCGAGATACGCCTTACACGCAATCAGACCAAACAGAGTTTTGAATGACTTGGATTTACCCGCTAGACAAGTAACACCTTGATTCAGTCCACCATTTAATAGATCACCACTGAAAGCAAGGTTAAGACCATACACTCCAGTGTCATGTAGTTTCTTTTCCTTTTCTAGTATTTTTGAAAATTTACCAGCTCCATAGAGCTTTGTTGATTTTGCAAACTTATCTGCTAAACCCATATATGATTCCTTAGTGAAGTGTATTAAACAGTTTGTTCTTTACCTTTTCTTTGTCTAGGAAACCTGCATCTCCTAAAACATCAACGACATCTGTCATGAATTGCTGATAGTAGATAATACCACTTTTCTTTAGATACTCTTCTACACTAGTTAAACGCTTCTTGACGTTGTCTTGAGATGAGTTAAGAAATTCAGTATCTTCGGCAATACTACTTGCTACCATATCAAGCAATTGAATATCGTATTGTAAACTTTTATGAAGCCTTGTAGTTAGATATGAAGAAACTTTCTTATCTTCTCCATCGGAAAAGATTGAAAAGTCAGATTTAATCAAATCTTCATGTCCTTCATCAGGAGCTTCGATTTGAAAGAACATTTGATCAATAAAGCATATTGTATTTTCAGCCGTATCAAAATCAATCGTAAACATATATTCATCAGCTGAACTTACTGCTTCGTTTACTGTCGCTGATACACCTGTATTAGTGCTACAAGTCGTAAGTAGCTCTCGAAACAAATCCTCTTTTCCAGAGTTTGATTCTAATGTAAGTATAAGTTTTGCCATAAGTATCTCTTTGCTATCGAGTGAATATGATATATTGTAACACACATCTATTAGATAATGATATCAAAAGCTAAACATATCAACTTTTTCTTCTTCCGAATATCGAATCACATCGAGATAGATACGAAGTGGTTGTAAGAATGACTTTTCTAGCATAAGCTCACGATTTACATATTTTTCGAGTTCAAATTCTTTTGGAAGATAAGTGTCAAATCCGATTACATCAACACTTGTAGGATTAGGCATTTTCAGTTCAACGAACTTGATTTTATTTCCATCAGTGATAGGCTCGATTCGTTTAAGATTCAATTTCTTTATCATTTGATTATGATTAATCGCAGCTTTAACATTCTTTGGTGTACCGCTCTTAAACAGTTTATCTTCATCGTACCACTTACCAATATTGTTAACACCACGTGGCATTGCAATATCATTGATAGATAAAGAGTGGAATTCATCTACGATCTCTTGAACACGCTTCTGTAGTGTTTCTTCTGATTCATTAATACATACACGGTAGCATTCTTTCAGATATGTTCTAGCCCATTGTGGAGTGCTAGACTTAACTGACTCCATACCCATAATTTTATAGTAGGGATCATTAAGATAGCGAGTACCTTCATCGTCAAATACAGACATGACATATTTCTTTTTGCCTACCCATACTGCGCGATTGGATATGATCTCTCTACTCCAAAACATACGCTGCTCATAACAGTTCATATAATCAGCAAGCTCTTGACAGCGTTCTTCAATCTTAGGTTGAATCACTTCGTCTGAGAAATGTTCAATTGTATTAAGTAGCTTAGCACGATCCATATCTTTAAGCGTATCAACAAACGGCTTGATCGTAAAGTAACCAGAGTCAGTATCACTGTAAATCCAGAAAGCTTGCTTTGAATCAAATATCTTCTGTAAGAATTCATTGATGTAGCTACATGTCCAGCGATTGATCAATTGTCCTGACATGGTGATAGCTTCAGCATTCTCTACCTTATAGTATAAGAAGTGTTTGTTACCAAGAGCACCATAGCCACCGTTAAGTAGAATCTTCAGACCCATCTGCATGTTATTAGCAGCAGACTCTAAAGCATCATATTTATCTTTATCAGATTTGCTTCCACTTTCATCAGCATCAACATTCTGTTGTTTATAGCCTAGCATCTTTTTCTTGTATGATTTACGTTCAGAATATATTTCACGTTTGATTTCAGAAAAGAAAGACATTCGATCTGTACGATAGCATTCACCGTTTGCTGTAATAGTCATATCTGTTATATTTAAAACATCCGATAAGTCTTTAGACATATTCTCATTTAAGAAATAGTTAACATTGACTTTATCTATTTCTTTTTTAAAATCGTTCTCTAAGTATTCTTTAAGTTCTAATAATCTTTTTTTATCCATTCGTACCTCTTCTGTCCACAGTCGTAATATCTATAAATGCTATTGGATTCTAATATTGACTTTACTGTACATTTTCTAGAATATACGATAGTATCATTAATTGATAAAGCAGAACTTAATAAAGAGCATATATTATCATATTTAGACAGTACATCAAAATCTGTAACATGAATTAAGATGACCTTTATTGGTTAAAAAGTATTCTTTAATCAAAGTCTTTAAGTCTTTCATTAATTTCCTCTAATGCTTTTTCTTTAAAAACATTTATAGGAACATGAGTTTCAGGCCCAATGTTCCATTGCTGCTCTATGTGAGGGTATAGTGAATTTAAGTCGTATGATACAACCCAATCATGAAATCCTTTTATTGGTTCTTTAACGTATGCACCTTCAAACTCTCGTTCTTCAATAATCTTTTCACGACGGAACGGAGGAACGACATTTTTACTATAGAGGAATTTAGCAACTAGCTTTTCCCATATCTTTACAGTACCCATTGTATCTTCAAAGTTACATAGAGAATAGTAAGACATAGCATATATGAGAGACATCAGTCCAAGCTTTTCATCTAGACGTTTGATGATATCTACGTCACGAATGTTGTAGTCAATGAATAGTTGATAGTTCTTTTCATATAAGTCTTGAAGATCGCCATAATCATCATAAGTCAACTTTTCTTCGCCAAGTTCAGCATGACCGATAAAATCAAGACGATATGATTCACGTGGAGTATAAGTATGCTTCTTGTAGATTTGCATGTAGTCGAGATGAGGCATACCTACAAAGTTATAAACAGTTTGCATTTGACCAAAGTTAGCTCTTACTTCACGTTCATCGATTTTATTGAACGGAGATAGCATCTTTTTGGTGTATGCTTCACCAAGTACTTTGTTACATCTGTTTACAATGTAAGGTACGTCGAAACCTTCAGAGTGCCAACCAGTCAGTACATCAAATCTGCTTTCTTGTACATAGGATAGGAATGCACGAAGTAGAGATTCTTCATCCATAAAACCAATATACTTAACTTTTAGGTCTTTGATCTTTTTGTCAACATTATCTTTCGACCAACCGCCACAACCATCATATTCAAGACCAAGTGTCGTAAAAACTTTTGTTACAGAATCATATGTGGTGATAGCGTTGATTGGATACTTTGCTTCATAAGGATCAGGAAAGCCATCGGTTGCATGAACCTCGATGTCAGTCATACCAATACGAATAAGATCGGCGTTGTAGTCTGGAGTTTTACCTTCAAACAATTCGATCATAAACTGATTGGCATAATCAGAGTTACCACAGATTCCTATTTCTGGAAGTTCTTTGTACTCTTCAGCAAATCCTTTAGCGTCTCGCATTGAATCAAATTCAACTGCTTTAACGTCTTGATTGTAGATATTCTTTAAGCCTGTCTCTTCTTCTGTCACTGTATATAGTGTTGGCTTATAGAAATCTACTACTTTTGATTTAGTGACAGGATCGTTGTTTGACTTGTAGCGAATTAATATCTTATTACCTTGTTTATAGTAATAAGTGTAGAACATTTGATCTGATGACATTAAAATCTCCAATAAAAAAGGATGGCTTTACACCATCCTTTTATTATATCAAAGTTTGCTAGCAATTTATGAACAATTTAGAATCAATATCCACTATCATAACGACGTTTGTTTTCAGCGTTCTTCAACATATATAGAATATAGATGTCTTTGGAAGTAAGTCCAAGTGCAAGAAATTTGTTCATCATAAAGTGCCAGATGTCAATCATTTCAAATAGCATTTCAAGCCGATCTTCATCAGGCATCTCAGAAATTAACTCATTTGAAATATCTTGATGATTCGCCTTCCACTTTTTCCAAACAGCAGATGCTTCTTTTTCGCCTTTGCTCATACCACCAATAGCATTCTTCAGCTCTCGAAACTCATCCATGATAGCATCGTAGTTACGATCCATCCAATCAACCATCTGACCTTTTGTTTTTACTTGGTCTGGACTAATGTTATCTTCTGGTAGTTTCTTTGCAAGAATTGTCTGTAGCCAATTTTGCATGTTAAGCATGTCTTGCAAAGGATCATCAGATTCAATGAATGCATTTTCAATTTCTGTTACTTTGTCTTTATCTTGAATAAGATCAGCACATGAATTATATTCAGCCATTTATTTTTCCTTAAAATTATGATTAGTTTAACATATTGCAACTATATATCATAGACGTTGAAATTATTTAAAATATAAGAACTTTACTGATTCTCAAACAAATCAATAATTTGTTCTTCTGAATGAGACTCAAAATCTATTTCTTCTTTCCAATTATTCTGCTTAACAAAATCAGAGTTTGAAAATTCTAATTCACCAAGAATAAATTTTTTTGCTTCAAGAACAATGTCACGTGCTGTGTGTACTGGAACATTTTGTGCAATATGATTCATATTCTTTTTTCCACCTAATAACTCAAAATCAATTGGAAAACTCATAATATATAAACACTCACCAATAGTCAATGATCTATCTTCTATTGGGTGTAGAACTGAAGTCATATTTCTTCCAGTTAGAGCACCAATATTATTGTCATATATGTTTATAGAGCTATCCCATATATTACCTCCAGCAGATAGCTTATTTTTTATGTATAGAGCACTATCATATGCTTTAACATCACCATCATTTTTAAAAAAATCTATAGCTTCATCTAACAGTTTATTGTTATTCACAAATTGCAAAACTGATTTTGTATTACTATCTTTTACCATTTGTCGTATATCTAGATTACAAAATTTATAACTTAAAAATCTAAAATACGAATCACTTAATATTTTTGTGTTAGTATGATCTAAATTAATACTATTAGGCTTATATGATAAAACGTAATCGTCAAATTTGTCATAACTATGATTATAAAAATTCATATAAGGTGCAACTTTAGATTTCCATAAAATAGCAAAACATCTACGTCTATCTTGTGGAATTCCATGACGAATAGTTGAGGTTTTATATAAAGTCAAAGAATAACCATTTTCTTTAGCTATGTTATATATTTTATCTACAACCGGTTTACCTTTTTTTGTATATAAAGCTGGAGCATTTTCAACTAATATGACTTTAGCATCTAATTTTTTAATAGCATCTGTTATACTAATATACATCCATTCATTTTGCGCGCACCCAGGGCCGTGTGAATCAGGATTCTTACTAGAGTTAAAAGAAGATAATCCAGCACACGGAGGAGTACATACTACAATATCAACAGGATCTAAGTCTTCTTTATCGTCTATTGAAACATATGGAATGTTTCTATTTTTTATTTTTTGTTGATAATTTACATAGTGCGAATCATTTAATTCAAATCCTTTATAACTATATATAGCAGATGGTGGTACATTTAAAGCTAATTCAGCACCAAGTGGAAATCCACCGATAAGTGGTATGAGCGGGGCGAATGTAATTTTATGATTATTCATTAAATATACGATCTAAATAGTGAATTTTCTGAATTTTCTAATTTAGCAACACCATATTTATAAGCTTTTTTAAATTGAATATGTGTAGTTAATTTAGTTAATCCTTTCCAAGGCCCAGATTTAGCAGTCTTTTCTTTAGTTTTTACGAAATCTGGCCACAACTTTGATAACTTTATTTGCGATTCGTTATGCACATCTATATTTCTCCATACAGAACAACCTCCGTCAGTATTTGTATCTGATGGATTAACCATGTATTTTGTAGAAATTCTATTTTTAATTCCACTAGTTAGCAATTGGAGAGTTACATCAAAATCTTCAGCTGCTGGCACTCTATCCCATTTAATATCAACTGGAAATAAAGGTCCATTATAAAAAGTGTTTGTCATAACTCTATAATTTTCGCTATATGGCCATAGATTTATGCTAGGCACAATCCATGTAGTACCCAATCCACCAAAAACAATACCTTCGTCCATCCAAGAATCAATAGTATTAAACATATCATCAAAATCTGAATCAGTATATTTCCAAGATATCCATTTTGGTGCACCATCAGATAAATCTTTATTGGGTTCTTTTACTGTAAAATTCAAATCATCATCAAATACCATGTGACGTGAATCTTTAAAATTATTAAAAATCCATTCTCTTGTTGGTGCTATAGTATTTATTTCTTTTGGCAAACATATAACTTTGTCTCCATATAACTCTGCCATTTTTTCAAATTCATGATGTTGGACTATAAATTTAGTTATATTTTTATACTTATCAGGTAAATTATTATATGTTATTTGATTATGAATTCTACCTAATGTTGGTATAACGATGTGACTTATCATGTAATATCCTCTTGTCAATATATATAACAATGTACGTTTGTTGACACTAACCTACTTCAAACCTTGACTACGAATCAATGTGTATTTCATATAGGTTATCCTTAGTTAGTTTTAAAATTCATTCTAGAGTGTGCTGGCGCCTTTCGTATCACTATTTATCCAGTCTACAAGGAATCCAAAGTGTCTTTCATAAATATGTAAATTAGAAGCAGTCCAGATTAGATCACCAACTTCAATATTAAGTTCATCTGCAAGTTCTTTTTGAACATATTTAGCCCAGGCGTAATCATTGTTGTATCCGAACACAGCATCATTAGATCTCATTAAGTAATGGCTGATAAGTCTACCATCACGAATATAGAATGTGTTTGCATACGTACACATGAAATCATTCATACCGTTTTCATTGTAATCAATATGCATAGTTGGTCGATTGTAGATCATTACTGCTCTTCGTGAATTCGGGTTTTTCCGCAATTCGTTGACGACATTATCAAACTGATTTCCGTTTTCCTCCGACCATACACACCAGCCATAGTTGGAATTAATTTTGCCAAAGTCATCTGACACTTGTTGCCAAATGGTTGGTGTTTTTCCTGGAATGTCAATGACGTAACGTGACTGTGATTTATACCAATCAAGCTCTCGTTGAATGTAATCTTTGTTTGGTTCTCTGATAATACAGTCTTCGTCTGCAATGAATGTTGCTCCGATGATTTCAAGTGTCTTCACTCCTGTACGATCAATTGTGAATTGCTCGTGCTTAAGCATGTTGTCAAATTGAATTCGTATATCATTTACTTTAGGCATCTCCATTAAAGTATCCCCTGTCTGGAAGTTTGTCTGTTATTTGAAAATCGACTCCACGTATCATGTCTTTTAAAGAAGTTGAATTTTCTGTATAGTCGTAAAGAAGTTTATTCTTAATTTGGGATTTGCCATGAACACGTATAAAGCTCTCTCGTACCTTTGATATGTCATCAATATTACTAGATAGACTATCTCCGTCTTCCCTACTCATGACACACTCTGGACTGTCTACAACAGTAACCAACATGACATCGTCGCGCGTATAAAAGAACTGAGCATCCAATGTGTAAACCCATTCAGCTGGTCTGTTTCGATAGATAGGGCCGTAAACGTCTTCACCAAGATGAGAGCGATTAAGAATGATATCCCAACCACAATCAGACATTTTCGTAATGTGAGAGAGAAGTTCTGTGTAATGCTTTAGAGCCCAATGCATTGGAGCTCCTGAAGGTGGTGACACACAATGCATCATCATAGTCTTAACATTTTTGAGCTTGTGCTTTCTGATATGTTTGATCAGTGTGTCTTTGCCACAACGATCCATACCTTCAACAATAATGATCATAAGTTTTC